AAAAATAATGAAAAATGCATTTGTAAGTAATTTAATTAAATCCTATCTGACTAAGTTCCCGAAGGTCCCATCTTTAACTTTGGCTAAAAAAATCTATGCAGAAAACAATAAACAGTTTACTAGCGTTGATGCTGTTAGAAGTTGCTTAAGATATTATCGTGGTCAAAAAGGTGAAAAAACTAAATCACAACTAGCAACTAGAGAGTTTTTAGATCAAAACATTGAGTTTGTAATGCCTGAATCCTATGCGGAAACTTTTGAGCCATACGAAATTAGTCAGTCAAGAACCTTAATCATATCGGACTTACATATACCTTACCAGGATAACGACTCAATTCAAAAAGCTATTAATTATGGTAAAGAGAAAAAAGTAAATTGTATTTTAATCAATGGGGATGTTTTAGACTTTGCTGGTATTAGTAGACATGAAAAAGACTGGAGACAAAGAAAAGTGCATGAAGAATTTGAAGCTGCACGTATCTTTTTAAGTTCGCTACGTGAACACTTTCCCAAAGCTAAGATAGTTTTTAAGTTAGGTAATCACGATGAACGCTGGGAGAAATGGTTATTTTTAAAAGCACCCGAAATATTTGATGATCCTGAGTTTAAATTAGAAAGTAGATTAAGACTTGGTGAGTTAAAGATTGATATTGTAAAAGATAAAAGGCCTGTTAAAATTGGAAAATTATTTATCCTACATGGACACGAATTATTCGGAGGTAGCGGTGGAGTTAATCCAGCTCGAGGTACGTTTTTAAAAACTTTATCAAATGTAGTAGTAGGCCACTATCACAAAACAAGTTCTAATACTGAAACTACAATGAATGGTGATATTATTTCGGTACATTCAGTCGGTTGCTTATGTGGAAAAACGCCATATTTCATGCCCATAAATCGTTGGAACACTGGCTTTGCCTATTGCGAATTAGATATTAAAACAGGCAATTATACTTTTTACAATTTAAAAATTATTAATGGTAAAATATACTAAAACCTAATTTTAACACAGCTTAATAACCTAATTTAAACACTATGGATATTACAAAATGCAAAGGTGAAGATTGTCCGATAAAAGAAAGTTGCAAAAGATATACAGCCAAGGAATCTTTAATGCAATCATACTTTATTAAATCACCTATTGAAGATGGTAAATGTGAAATGTACTGGCAAAATTTGGATTATAATTCCACAAAAAGATAATATATGAAACAAACCCCGAAACAATATGCCAATTCTTTATTAAGAAAAATGACTGTTGATTTAACTATTGATTTTGAACAAACAAAACTTTGCTCCTTAGTTGCAATCGATGAAATATTAAAAATAGAAAATAATGATTATTATAAAAATGTTAAACTAGAAATTGAAAAATTATGACAGGATTAAGACACGCACTCAAAGAATACTTTATGGTTCATCAAATAGCTGGAAGCAACCCGATATTAGCATTCGATAACTTAAAACAACAATACGTGGTATTTTGGTACTTTAAAAAAAATACTATAATTAATCTTGGTTATGAAATAATTTTATAGTATATTTGCAATAGTTATGGCTTGCAGGAGCTAATTAACAATAATATTTATTGCCTTATTTCCCGAGTAGTGCCTGCACACGAAAGGGAGTTAAGGCATTTTTTATTTATTATGAAAGACCCAGCATTTTTATTTTACCCATCAGATTTTTTAACAGGAACAATGTTTTTAAATAATGAGCAAATAGGTATTTATATAAGATTATTATGTTCTCAGCATCAGCATGGAGGATTAATTGATAAACTTAGTTTTAATTCATTGGTAGCAAATAACGAGTTATTAAGATCAAAATTTATAGAAACTGAACATGGTTTTTATAATGAGCGTTTAGCAACTGAAATGGATAAAAGAAATAAGAAATCAAACAATATGAGTGAAACTGCAAAAGATGTTTGGAGACAAAGAAAATTACAAAAGTTATACAAAAGTAATACAAATGTAAAAGAAAAGAATACAAATGTAAAAGAAAATGATACAAATGTTATACATCCTATAAATATAAATAAAGATATAATTATAAATAAAAATATAAATGATATTGAAACTTATTTTAAAGAATTAAGTAATTCAACAAATTTTGAAAATATCAGTAAATCTTTAAATATTCCAAAAGATAAATTAACTTTAAAAATTGCAGACTTTAAAAAAACTTCTAAAATTGATTATCTTAACTTTAACGAATTTTGTAACCATTTTAAGAACTGGGCCAATAAAAATAATTCATCTAACCTAAAACTAAAAACTTCATTCAAATGATTCCAGCAAACACAAAATTAGAATGTCAATTCCTCGGAGGATTATTAATTAATTCAAGTGAATTTAAGTACATTCAAGAACTATTTCACGAAGAGTTATTTTACGATGAAAAAAACCAATTAATTGCAAAAGCTATTTTAAGCTTAAATAACGCATCCAAAAATATTGACCTTATAAATGTATCAAACGAATTAGAAAGTACGCTTAAAATCAACCCTATTAGCTTTTATGACCTATCCTTGTTAACTAATGATGCTATCCTAAATAGGTTCGATGAGAAAATACTTATTCTTAGCGAGTTTTACATTAAAAGAAAAATGATGTATAAGCTTTCAGAACTCCTAGAAAAAACTCAAGAATCAACAAGTGATGTTTTTGAACTTTTAGCCGATAACGAAAAAAATACAAACGAGATATTTAATAAAATTTCTATTAGCAAAACTTTTACCGCTTTAGATTGTGCAATCGAAATGGACCAACACTTAGATAAAATTGATAAGTTAGTTGATGGGGAGTTAATCGGTTGTGATACTGGTTTTAGTGAACTTAACAAACTTACTTCAGGTTGGCAGAATAGCGATTTAATTATATTAGCAGCTCGACCAGGAATGGGTAAAACTTCCTTAATGCTTAAATTTGTTAATTCGGTATTAAATCAAAATAAATCGGTTTTAGTGTTTAGTTTAGAAATGTCTAAGCTTCAACTATATGCGAGGATGTGTTCACAAATAACATCGATTCCACTTTACAAATTTTTAAAAGAAAAAATGAATCCTTATGAAAAAGAACTTTATAAAAATGAAACCTTTAAGTTATCGAACTCACAATTATTAATAGAAGATAAAAGCGGTATAAGTATAAATTTTATTAAAGTAAAGGCCCGTAAGTTAAAACGTGATAAAGATATAAGCATGATAGTTATTGACTACATTGGACTTATTGACAAAGGTAATAATAACAAAAGTACAAACGATCAAGTTGCGGAAATATCAGGAGCATTAAAAGGATTAGCAAAAGAATTAAATATACCGATTATATTATTAAGTCAGCTAAGTAGGGAAGTTGAGAAGCTAAATGATAAACGACCAATGCTATCACATTTAAGGGATTCGGGAGCTATTGAACAGGATGCGGATATGGTTATGTTTATTTATCGACCTGAATATTATGGAATAATGGATGATGGAGCTGGTAATTCAACTATTGGTAAGGCAGAATTGATTGTTGCTAAACATAGGAATGGAGCATTAAGCGATATAATTGTTAACTTTAACGGCAACTGTACAAACTTTTATTGATATGAATAAGAAAATTAAAGTTAAATATTTAAAATTAGGCAGAGAGAATATTTGGGGCCTGGCTCATTGCGGACTTAATCTTATCGAACTCGATATTAGATTAAAAGGTAAAAAGCACCTAGAAATATTAACTCATGAAAGTTTACACATACTGCTACCCGAACTTGAAGAAGATGATATTGTAAAGCTTAGCGTAATATTAACTAAAACATTATGGTCTGAGGGTTATAGAAAAATAGATAATAACAATGATATGCAATTACAAGATGGAAGTAAGTAAAGATATTAAAATAAAAGCTAAAATTGAAGGCCAAAGAATATTTAACAACAATCAAAAAAGAGAAAGGCCTAATTATCAAAAAAGAGATAACGAATTAGAAATAGATATACTCGGAGCAATGGGCGAATTAGCTGTTTGTGAAATATTAGCAAATAAAAAAAGAAAATATAAAAGAAATAAATCGGAGCTAAATCATCCAGTAAAAGAACCTGATATAATTGTAGAAAGCATAAATGGAAATATAACTATTGATGTTAAAACACATTCAAAACATTCAAAAGATTGGTATATAAATAAAAAAGCATTTTTTGATAATAGCAAAGATAAATCAGATTTTTATTGGTGTATTAAATTTATTACTGATACAAATATTCAATATGAAATATTTACAAAACATGAAGTATTAGAATGGAAAATAAGAAAATCAAAATATACCGATGTTTTATTTATGCAATATGGAAATAATTTAAAAAAATAATGTAGTATATTATCCACAAAAACAAACTTAATGTAGAAACTAACCAACAAATATAAATATGAATTACGAAAAATTTAAACAAATTATTGATTTGCAAATAGCTCACAATAAAAGAGTAGATGAACTTTATGCTTTAAAAATTGATACAATAGAGTTCTTTAATGAACTTGGTCGAGCAAATGAATTGATATGGACTGAAGTATTAACTGAAAATGGCGATTACCATTTATGTTATTATTTATACGAAATGAATGGTATGTATGGAACACCCGATTTAAACGAAGAATATAAAGATATAAAAGAGTTGTATGATTATTTAATAGAAAACAAAGGATTCAAATGAATGTAACCGATTTTAACAAAGTAATTGAAAAAAGAATTGAATTTATTAAAACTATTATGTTATCGAAAGGCAAAGAATATTCAACCGATTCCGATAAGTTCCATAATTTTAAACAGTCAGTTGGTATAAGCTTCCATACATGCCCCGAAAAAATAGCTTGGGAGTTTGCTGTTAAACACTTTCAATCTATTAAAGATACTTTGGATGCTGTTGATAATGGAGCTGTAAACTATACTGATAAATATATTGAAGAAAAAATCGGTGATGCAATTAATTATCTTATTCTTATTGAAGGTATGTTAAAAGAACGTTTATATAACAAAAGTATTGAAAACTGATATAAATATGAAAAATGAAAATTTAATATCTGCTGGACTTTTTGATTTACAAGAATTTCACGGATGGCCACCAACAACAACTTTCAATTATTTTAAAGACAAAGGATGGGAAATGGTTAATTGTTTTAATGATTATAAATGGGCCTGGGTAAACCATTCTCTTAATAAATCTATTATTGTGAAAACTGAAATGGTTGATAATGATTTTTTGGGAAATGAAATGATAGTTGATATTTGGTCGTATGATGGTATTTATTCAGAACCTTGGATATAACTACTTGACTAAAGCAAAAACTAAACAGGATACTCCAAAAATAATACTGATTCCTTTTAACCGCTTTTGTTTTTTAACCTCCAGGTTTAAACCTTTCATTTGAATAGTTAGTGATTTGTTTTCTTCGTCTTTAAACTTGATTATAGTTACTTGGTTTCCGATAATACTTTGTAACTTATCTTCATTCTTTTTATAAAGTTTAACCTGGTTACCTTTTAAGATAACTTGTTGCTGGCATAATGAATCTGATAAGTAATATGCTTCAGCTTTATGATATTGCTTTGCTAAGAACTTTGCTTTATCGGAGCTAAAACAAATTAAAGTATCTTTATTATTTATAATTAAACTTTGAGAATATGCTGTCAAATTCAGCAACAAGGTTATTATTATTAAGTGAATCAATTTCATTTACTTTGGTTTTATATTTTATTATTACTGTTTGTTTTTGGTGGCCTAAATAACTTATCTCCTGTTCGTAATGCTCGATTTCAATATTGTGATACTTAATCTCTGAATACAAACTATCATTTATTTTATTCAAACTATCAATTTCTATTCTATAATTTTGTATTATTCCTAATTCATTGTAAGGAGAATATAAAAACTTCAATATCAATAAATGAACACATAATGTTATCAAGCATAAAATAATCGATTTATTGGACATGATAAAGTTATCAGGTATATTATCTAACATAATAGGAATAAAAACAAACCCATAAAATTATTGATACAATAAATATTATTAACGTTTTATTCTCTTTTATTTTTTTCATTTCTTTGTGCTAAATTTATCAACAGTAGTTAATCCTAAACAACCAAAAGCTAATGCAGTTACACATTGTACTAAGGTGTCCGATGGCTTAATGTGTTCGGGTGTGAATTGATTAGCAAATAAAGTAGCACAAAGCATAATAGTGCATATTATACCGCATACTCTTTTACTAGATACGCAACCGCTTTCATCTTGTAATATTTGTTTTATAAAGTTTTTCATTTTGTAAAGTATAATGTTGATTCCGCTTCTCTTCTTTTAACTAATCCTGGCAAAGTTCTACCTCCAGCTTTAACCCATTTCATAAACTCAGCTTTAATAGTTTC